TGCGGAACATACCTGAAGCTCTTTTCTATACTACGTATCCAGAGATGATGCGCACCTGCCCTGAGATGTGGGACTACCCCGTGTGTATCCCTAAGGATCGAGCACGTCTAATCCATGGTAAGAAATATTTTGTTCATAAGACTCCTATGTACTGGGGATATTTTGTGTACCTGCCCAAACTGGAGTATGGTTTCCAACAAGCTGATAAGTTTCAGCAAATCTTCAGTGAGCTCGGCCCTGTTATTGCATAGCCCGGAATGGGTTCCGGTATCCACTAAGTCCGTCGCCAGGGCCAGCCATGATAATACGCCCTTCTTGTGAGCGTTCGTATTCCATATTTGGGTTTTCTTCCATCCGCTTCCGCTGAATGTAGTCTCGTAAATACTGTTTACCACCTTCATTGTCAGTGGCATCCCACATAGCGCCTAATGCTTCAGCATCAGTTCCTGCACGACGGTTATCAATATCGTAAGATTGGCGTGTCTGATTATTCATTTTCTCATTCTAATGACACTCACTGATACGCAGATAAAGATTAGCGGAATCTGCGACGATATCAAAGAGCTGCTTCTTTTTAAGAATAGCAAGTATGGCGACTCAGCAATCAAACCCATCAGGGTATTCAGCAAGAGCAGCGCTTATGAGCAGATATTAGTAAGAATCGACGACAAGCTCAATCGAATCACTCAAGGAGACAATCTGCTAAGTGAAGACGAAGACGTCATCATGGATCTTATTGGATACTTGGTACTGCTTAAAATTGCAATAGTCAATAAACAGAATGATGGAGTATGAAAAGTTCTTGAATAACTACTCAAAAGAGCTCCAGATACTGGATGCTATTGATCTTCTTCAACATCTTGACCCTTCCGCACTTGATTCCCTAAACCAGTTGGAGGTTGGCTCCAAAGACGATAAAACCTGCGGACAGCGTGACCAGTCGGATCCCACTCCTTGACCTTTTTTTCAAGATACTCAACGGCTTTTACTTGATTCGGCGCTCCCGTATAGGTTTCTGCAAGGTTGAGAAGGCACACTGAGGTGTGGCAGTTGTGCTTTGTAAATGTGGGTATCTCTTTATCAGCTGAGAAATAAGTATTTAATTCAGCCCGGCGTCGGTTCATCATCTTCTCCCCTCCACACAACCAATATCTGTTTATATATGGACTCCACTCCTGAATAATCTGTTTTTTACTGGCGTGGCTGTTTATCAGCTCTAATAAACGAGACTTTTTGAATCCGAGAATGCCTAAACTCCAGGCAAAACTCAGGATGGCGCCTTTTTTATGCCGATTTAGGGGAACGTATATGTATTGGGCGACTTCATTTGAAAAGGGTTTGAGGTCTTCTCCTAATTGCTTTTCAATATCAGCTCTACTTGCTTTCTCGTTATAAGCCACTCTTCTCTTCCCTAATTTCATACTTCCGTAACCTATCCTCCAGTTGGCCTCACCGAAATCCTTGTATGCAGCAAAACGTCCCATACCAATGTAGGTACAGGGCACATCGTGAAACCTAATTAACTCAACGCCAATGTCAGTAAGAAAAGGAAAGTCTTTGGCAGACTCTGGCTTCTTACGGGACTTCAACGGTGCAGGTGTAGCTCACCTCAGAATACCCGTCCAGCTTGAGCAAGACAATATAATTCTTGGTTGCATCGGTGACAGTGACACCAACAGCGCCTTTCCCTTTGCCTGCTTGGGCCACATTGAATGCTTTTTGGTACCCAGACGGAGCACTCGCAGCACTATGGCTATCTTCTTGGAAGATTTCCATACTAATGACACCGAAAGACTGGTCAAGGTCGACGGTGATGTCGCCAGTGCTGGCGGGGTTGATCTTAAAGCCTCGGATATTCAGGCCCTTGTCATTACCGCTTCCGGCACCTTCATAGGTGACATCAGAGCCAGAGTCCACGGAAAAGGTGTCAAGGGTGCCTTGGACAGTACGGGTTGCCATGGTGATTAGGAGATTTGGCCGAAGGTTGAGAAATTAAAGGTGATATCGGCATCAATGCCGTGGTCTTTGAGGATTGCTAGGAACATTTGCCGATCGTGAGCTTTTTGATGGAGCATTTCGACAAATGCCTCTTCTAATTCCTCTCGATCCATGCCTTGAATGGCTAGTGACGCTGCGTGGATTTGAAATTCAACATCCACCGGAAGTCCTAATGCATCCATTTTTAGCTCTTACCTTGCGTCTATCCTACCAGCGATGAATTGATGGTCAATTATTACGACCTCTTCTCTTTCTTTTACGGCTTCTTTCGGCCCTGGCCTGCACCAAAATCAGTAATCCTGCCAGGTAAGCGGCAGTGAACAAAGTCAAAAAGCTGATCAGGACAGACATGGCTCAAGTCAGTGGTCACCACTTAACCTTATGGGACCAATACCGTGCTGACATTTTATCTGGTTTGCTGTCTTGTGCATTGTGCCGGGCGTAGTAAGAAGCTTTCCTAGCCTTCTCTTTTGCCGTTTTAGGGTTCTTCCCTGCACCTTTGACGCCTTGTTGACCGAAGCGGATTATTTTCTCCTCACCGTCCTTGCAAGCCTTTACAACATGGCTTTTCGTCGCATGCCCAGGTGTCGCTTTAGGTTTGTTGCACTTCATGCGCTCCTTTGCGAGCCGCTTGGCTTTCTTGCGATCAGCCATGTCACACCCTCAGCACCCCACGATCAACCTTTGCCGCGATATCATCACCGACTTCACCACGCAGAGCACGATCCCCCTTTTCAGGCATCCGCTCTTTCTTCAAATCTTCAATGTAACCACCTAAGAATTCTTTCTCCTTAGACGGCGACCCAGCTGATGTACGAGTCATTATCTATATATGGTTGGGCGGTGTCTGAACTAGGCAGCTTAATTGAACAAGGTTTCTGTTCAATCCACGCCTGTATTCTATCAAACCTCTCTTTTGTGTAGTAAGGAAGGGCTTCTGTATACCAATCAGCTAGGAGAGTTGAACCCTTAGCCCTATTGCAATTAGAACAGCAGCAAGCCATATTTGATCTGACGTTGTGGCCGCCTTTATGTTTGGGTAAAATGTGGTCAATAGTAGCGTTGTCCTGATTCAGTTTTCTGCCACAATAAGCACATTCCCAATCCCAATTTTCAAAAATATATGTTCGAAATTTTCGACGAGCAGACTTTGGACTTAGAACAATGAGATTAATGAGAAGGTCTTGCTCGCAATGAAACACGTTCAGTATTCCCGCTATGTCAAAACTGTAGGCTGCAGACACTTGCCCTGTGCAGTATGCTTGCACTGCTGGGAGCGTGGTGGAATCGGTAGACACACAGGACTTAAAATCCTGAGACCGCAGCGGTCGTGAGGGTTCAAGTCCCTCCGCTCCTACTAATCAGTTAAACCGAGAAAGATTTCTTCTTCTTCGGCAGTATCTATATCTGAATCCTCCAAAATTTTCAAGATGAAGTAGTGAAGCTTATCTACTACCCATCGGAGATCCTCTTCCGGGATGTCCCGTATAATCGCTTCTAAGCGCATTTCCCTGGATGGCGGAGAGAGATGCTCTGCGACAGTCTCTAATGCCCTATAGCGATTTCTACTTAGCTCTCCAATCACGGATCATTCCTCCAACGAGGTCTCACTGAGCTGAGGCGCCATGCGCTGTCGGATAATGCCAATTCCCTCTAAAGCTCCAGTAACTTTCAGGTACATCTCTTTATCCCGCATAAGTGCGTCTTCAGCCAAACGAATCCTTTCTCCAAGTTCCTTCTGCTGGATAAGCAACTTATCTTCAGTATCTTGGATGATTTCGTCCATCAGAACCCTTGAATTTGGAATCAGTATAGCTCATGATTCACGGAATCTTAATATGCCCCAGCCGCTCGCACCGCCGCCATAGAAGATCCGTTTTTCCGCCATCTTTCTATCGTATGTAATACCTTTCCCAGCTCCTTCAACTGTCGATTCCCACATGCCATCCTTAATATCCAGGCGCCCACAGGGATCATGCAGGAGCCAGCTGTCCTTGCTGTAACCGTACAGACAAACGTAATACGTCATTCCAAAGGGTGTTCGATGGGTTCCTTTGGCGACAATTGCTAGCGCGAGTGGTCTACCAGCATCGATTTCATCTTCGATCTCGGCAGGACCTACCGTGTAGGAAAGTGCAAAACCGATCCCAATTTCCCTTAAGGCAGCAGTATTGTGTGCCCTATAAGTACCTGTACCGTGCTTATATAGAACCTCTAAATAATCAT